TCAGCAGGAGTGTCGGTAGTTTCTATGTTAGATTGTTCTAAGGTTTCTGAAGTAGGTTGATTTAAATTTTCTGTAACCGAATTAGAAACTTCATCTACTTTAGGCATACTTTCTTGAGAAATATTTTCTTCACCTTCACCTTCACCTTCTTTTATACCACCTCTTTGTTTTTTGTAATGAAATCTTTTTAACGATTTTCTAGCTAAATGTATATTTCGTTTTTTTCTAAATGTCTTGTTTCTACTTGAACCCCTTTTTTTGTTAACTTTCCTTTTAAGACTTTGTTTTTTCTTACTATATAATTTTGATATTTTACCTTTAGTTAATTTCATTCTATATAAATAAATTAATATTTTTATTTATATAGTTATATTAATGAGTACTCAAAGTATTGATATATCTAAAAAAAATATTTCTGGTAAATGTGATTTGAAATGTGCTTATAACTTTCAATATCCTGAAAGTAATACAACTGCTAAAAATCAAGATATAATGATTAATTTATCATATGATAATAGTAAAACTCCGCCTGTTACATATAATACTCAAAAATATACTGTTGCTCAAATAATCATTACATCACCTTCACTTCATTTATTTAATGGTGCTACAACAGATGCTGAAATTATTATTGTACATACTCCTGTTAAAGGTGGATCAGAACTGTTTGTTGGTATTCCTATTAAGTCATCTAGTGAATCATCTGATGCTTCTTATTTATTAAAGGAAATTATTGATATTACAGGAACAAATGCTCCAAGCCAAGGAGAATCAACAAATTTAAGCATAACTGGATTTACATTGGATAAAATAGTTCCATCAAAGCCCTATTACAGTTACACTGATAACACTAATAATGATTGGATTATGTTTGAAATTTTAGACGCAATTCCTTTAAATAGTGATACTATAACAACATTACAAAAAATAATTAAACCATATCCTCTACCTATGACTGGTGGAGAATTATTTTTTAATACATCAGGACCTAATTCTACAAAAGTAGGAGAAGGTATTTATATATCATGTAAACCAACTGGTTCTTCAAATGAAGAAACAACAGTAGAATACTCAAAGAATACACCTTCTTACAATTTTTCTAATATATTAGATAATCCTGTAACCAAAATGATATTTCAAATTATAGTTGGTTGTATTTTATTTATTATTGTTTTTATGATATTTAATTACATTTATCAATTTATCACAACAGGCGAAACAAAAATACCCTCAATACCCTCTTTCTCCAAAGCCTCTGGAGGAAATACATAGCTTTTTAAATATTTATAAATTATATAATGATTAATCCTTGGAAAATAAATTTGAGAAAAACTAATTTAAATGAAAAACGTTTAACAGAAGAACAATCATGTGCGGCAGATTTAGAACAAAACCAAATGGCATTTAAAGACATTGCCTCAGAAAATGCTTTGAAAAGTGGAGAATATAAAGATAGACAAGCTTCTTTAGCAGCTAATGCTATGTCTGGACAACAAGGTAAAAAAAACTAGAAGACATCGTAGAAGACAATAAATAATTAATTTAATAATTTAATAACTATTCAATTAATTCAAAAATTTAATTAGAACCATTTAAAGGTGACGCATCATAGAGATTATCCAATAATGGTTTATAAGATGCTTGTGAGAGAGAAGAACCACTTTTCATTATTGGCGCCATTTTAGAAACAACTTCTTGTTCTAAAGTATAAGGGAATTGATTAAAAGCAGTAAACTGAGAAGATTTTTTCTCTTCTGAAGGAGCAAATCTTTGAAGAGCATCAATTCCAGTTGTCATTGATGAACGACGAATTAAATCAAACCCAACTAATAAAGCTAATACAGCTAAAATTGGATTAGCATGCATAAATAAATAAATAATAATAATAAAGATTGCTATTTTGCCTACTAAAGTATCTACCATTCCAGCAACTGGTTCAGGTGTTTTGGAACCCATTATCAAATAAATGATAAATAAAACAACTAAAACTAGTTCACCCATATGTTCTTTTTTTAATAAACTAGAAAAACTTTCCATATATCATATTGATAGATTTTATTTATTCGTTTTTAAAGATTAGTAAAATGATATAAACATAATTTACTAAATAATATAGCTATTATGGAATTAAATACGTACTTAGGACAAAAAGGTTATACTATACCTAAAAATGAACTAACTATTGAAAAACAAAAACAAATAAGAAATGATTTAACTATTAAACCATTTGTTATGGGATCTCCGATGAATAATGACCAAAAAACCTTTCCGGCATATCGTGAATCAGGTAATAAATTTTATGTTCCACATTATTATGGTGTTGAAAATTTTGGAGCACCTAAACAATACAAAATTACTGAAGGTGATAATATTAATTTAGAATTTAATGGTAATCTTAGAGAGAACCAAGAAATAGTTGTTAACACATATATAGATCATGTTAATAAAGTTGGTTTTGGTGGAGGATTACTAGAACTTCCATGTGCTTATGGTAAGACAGTCCTTTCACTTAATATTATCTCTCATATTAAAAAGAAAACATTTATTATTGTTCATAAGGAATTTTTAATGAATCAATGGATAGAGAGAATCCATCAGTTCCTACCTAAAGCTCGAGTTGGAAAAATTCAAGGACCAATTATTGATATTGATGATAAAGATATTGTTATTTGTATGCTTCAAAGTTTGTCAATGAAAGAATATCCAATTTCTACTTTTGAAAGTTTTGGTCTTACAATCATAGATGAAGTTCATCACATTTCTAGTGAAGTTTTTTCAAATTCTTTATTTAAACTAGTAACAAAATATATGTTGGGATTATCCGCTACAATGAATCGCAAAGATGGAACTACCAAGGTTTTTAAAATGTTTCTAGGAAATGTTATTTTTAAAGGAAAGAGAGATGAAGAGAGAGAAGTTATTGTTCATGCTATTAAGTATCAAGTTGATGATGATGAATTTAACGAAGTCAAACTTGATTTCAGAGGTAATCCTGCTTATAGTACAATGATCAGTAAGTTATGTGAATATAACAGAAGAACCGAGTTTATCTTGAAAATTGTCTCTGATATGCTTTCGGTAAATCCTAATCAACAAATTATGATTCTCGCTCAGTACAAAAATATTCTTAAATATTTACATGACGCAATAGCTCACAGAAATATAGCAACAGTTGGTTATTATATTGGTGGCATGAAAGAACAAGCTTTAAAAGCAACAGAGGGTAAAAAGATTGTTATAGCAACTTATGCTATGGCAGCAGAAGCACTTGATATAAAAACACTTACTACATTAATAATGGCTACACCAAAAACAGATATAGAACAAAGTGTTGGACGTATTCTTAGAGAAAAACATAGTAGCCCAGTTGTAGTTGATATTGTTGATAGTCATGATTTATTTCAAAATCAATGGCGTAAAAGAAAAACATTTTATAAAAAAGAGAATTATAAAATAATTTATACAGATAGTGCTAATTATACACCAGATACAAGTAAATGGTTAGTAGTATTTAATCCTAAATCATCAGGACCAAAGGACTGTTCAAAAAAGACACCAAAAAATATTTCTGCTAAAAGTAATAGTTCATCAGATAAGAGTATTACAAATGATTCAGATGATGAAATTGATGAGGAACCAGAGAAGCCAAAAGATAAATATCTGGCGGGAGTTTGTTTTCTAAAAATAAATAAATAAATAAATAAAGGTTAATTACAAATTTATAATTAATTATATTTGGGTCTAATTCTTACTTGTCATTTTCTTCATCTTGTTTATATATCTCATTTATTTTTTTAGACAATTCTTCACCTACGTGTTGAGGATTAAAATTTTCTGAAAGAATTTTGTAAAGTTTTGACCAACTGTAATCTCTCCGTGTTCCCTCGGGAGATTGATAGAAACATGTTTTATTAACAAAATCATCCAAGAGTTGTTTTTTATCCGAAAGGGTGTCTGGTATAATTTCCATCATTCTGGTGGCGGCTATTTTAGAACAAGGTTCGTATGACATTTTGAAAATTATAATTGATTATATTTGGGGTAGGGGTAATTGTGCCTATATTATATTTATTGGAAAAGCATTTCAATTTTATTTATTATAAAAATTATATAAAAAATAAAATATTTTAATGACCTGGTGAAGGAAATCCTTTACCTGTAAAATGCGAATAATTATCTATGCAATTGGTGCAATTCGGTAAAACTGTTACAGGTGGAGGATTAGCTAACGCTAATAGACTTGCTGGAACATTAATACCAGCTACTTGATAAGTTTGTGTCATTGGTAAGTTATTCTGATATTGGGAATAACCACCACGTTGTCTATGACGACGTCTTGTTCTTCTACCTCCAACCATACCTCTAGCTAGGCCTCTAGATGCTTTTCTTGATACCATTCTACGTCTAAGTCTACTTTTAAAGCTTTTCATTTTTCTACTTCCCGCTTTCATCTTCTTATAATGTTTAGTGATATTTTTTATTTTTCTCTTAAGTTTTTTGGCTCCCCCCTTAAAATTACAAATACCAGGAACTACTCCTGCCGCAGCGTCTATATTACTTTTCGACCCTGCTAAACCTGGAAGTCCAGGAATTTCATTACTGCTAAAACTGCCTGAATAATTTGAACTTGCTCCGTTTACATAAGGACTAGAATTATAAGGATTTATATTTCCATATCCTAGATTTGATGCTCCTGATCCAGCTGACATATATATATATATAATGTAGATATTTTATCTCTTTCTGTTTTGCTCATATGTTTTATAAATTTGTTTAAGCTCATAATTTGTTATAATTTTATTATGTTCATTTGCTAATTTAATAGGTGTCCATTTTTTAAATTTATGATTAAACTTACAAATCATTTTATACGACTTATCTAAATGTACAAATTTTGAAATATTTTCGTTTTCAAATTCGTCTTCATCATCACTTTCTTCTAACGCATCTAAATTGTTATTTTCCTTTACAATTCTAAATAATTTATTCATCATCACGCTTGTGTTATAATCTGGAACATTAGCAATAGAATGTTGTTCTTCTTGTAAATTTTGGTCTAAACAATATAAATAATAGATATCATTTTGAATATCTGGTTTAATTAAAAAAACAACTTCTCCAAAGGGCTTGCTCTTTGCTGGTTGTTTAACAACTATTCTTTCAAAAGGTTTTTCTTGTACTTGTGGTTGTAATTGTACCTCTGGTTTAACATATTTATTTACCTCTGCTATTTCCTTATAATTTATATAGTTATCATAAGTAATAAATAAATAACTATTTGTTTTATTATATAATCTATATTGAATTGAATTTATTTTGTATTTTACATTTTGTAATTTATTTTCTAATTCGTCATTTGTTCTACATATGATAGGTAATCCAAAAATAACAAAAGAATTATTATATGAAACCTGTTTTAAATCATATTTTAGCATTTTTTTTATTTTGTCCATTTTATACATCCAGTCCTTTCTTTCAATTAATTCATCTCTGTAACTAAATATATCTTCGATAGTAAAAAACCGATTACCTAAATGAGTAAATAATGTTCCATAAAGTATTGTTCCATATGAAAGTTCATTTGAAAAACAAGCATTTACATGTTTTATATCATTTATATTTTTATCACCTGCTAATTCCATAACCAAACATGTTGGTTTATCATTTATATATGTAAACCAAGCAAAACATTTTTTACCATCTGGTATTACTAAAATCATATCAGAATTATAAACTTTCTTATGTGTTATATTTTCATAAGAAAGTTTGATATTTGGAAAATCAGAAAGAATCATCTGTTTATCTAGGGTTTTAAACATCTTATTATATTACTAGGTAACAAATCTTTATATTATTTAATTTCATTATAAACAGAATATGAATCTGTATTTGCCATTAAATCTAATGAAGATATATTAGTCCCACTCTCATTTGAAGTATGTAATTGCTTTTTCAAAAAATTTTTCAATTCACTTTTCATAGTTGGACCTTCTTCTTTCGGTAATAAATCAATTAATGTATAATCTGCTGATTCAGAAGAAGTATTTGAATTTTTTTGTATAATATTATACATATTTTCATACTTTTGTGTTGGCATATTTACTAAATCCTTTATTTTTGGAACAGTTAATGTAGACTTAAAAAAATTTAATAAATGATGAACCAAAAATATTAATATAATTGATATAAATGTAATTTGAATAACCCAAGATAGCATATAATATTATGATATTAGTTTAAGCAAGATAAAAACACAATTAATTCTTTTTTAACTAAAGCATCAGTTATATTAGTTTTTTCTGGTAATTCAAAATAAATATCATTTGGTGCAATACCATATTCATTGCTAATTCTTTTATAAAAATGTTTATCATCTAATACTTCACCTTCTATAACCAATTTAATTTTTGAATTTTTGTTAAACTCAAAAAAACATCGTTTCATTTTTCTAGAGATATGTTCATTATTTATTTGAAAAACCTCCTCCACACCATAATATGATGGATCAACTAACAATGTGAAATTTTCATGATATTTTTCTAGTATTTGTATATCATTATCTACAGGAATTAATTTTTTAGAAGATGTATTATTTATTTCATATATTCCGTCACTTGAGTATATTTGTATATATGTTTCAGAATTTATATAATTATTATTTAATGTTTTTAATAGTTCAGGTAAGGCATCTAAATTTAGGTGATTAATATATATTTTCATTATATAATTAAATATATAAAACTATTTAAACCTATTCAATTTATAATAAATAATGTCACAACCATTGAATATAATTATAGTTGAAAGAACTGGTACGTTAAAATCATTGGCTATTAAAGACTTTAAGTTAGAGGAACTTTTTAAAAAATGTGGTTTTAAAAAAGCTGACGACTTTATTAAACAAGTTGAATGGAATGCAAAATACGATTCTAAAAAATATTACATTGAAGTTTTCGCAAAAACTGACGGGAGACCTAACTCTGAAAATAAATATGATTTCCCTCCTCCTATTGATACAAAATTGTTTTTTGGTAGTTGTGCTATTTTAGCATATTTAAAGAAGGACGATGGCAGTAAGGGTTATACTGATTTAACTTTACAATTGTGGAATAAAATTTATGAAAAATTATTTGGAGGATTTGAAGACCTAGCTGCTACAGCAAAGGAAGATGAAGAGGAGGAGGATGAACTCGCAAATGTACCTAAGGAAAAGAAAACTAAACAAGGATATTTAAAGGACGGTTTTGTTGTCGACAGTAGCGATGGAGATGAGGAACAAAGTGGTTCTGGTACTGAAAGTGCTAGTGAAGAAGATGAAAGTGAAGAAAGTGAAGAAAATGAAAATGATGATATCGTGATAGAAGATATTGGTTCAGAATTAAGCGAAGAATCATACGATTATGATTCCGATGATGTGGCAAAATAAACCAACTTTTCTTATAAAGTTTTGACTCCACCTTTAAAAAGTGGAAAAATAAAATAAAATTGATATTGATTTAAATATATAGTTATTATGTAAATCAATAATATGTCTCTTCGCAAAATCGATAATCCTGATTTATTTCGTTCAAATATTAAACAAAAACTGAACGAAATTTTAAAAGATGAAAAAAACAGTAATAACATGGAAAAAGGTATATTTAATTATTCATTAAAAGAAGCTGATCGACACAAAATTGTAAAAAAATGGGATAATAAACATTTTGTTCAAATCTATATTGATAGATTACGCAGTGTAGTTTTAAATTTAAAAGGTGATATAATTGACCACATTAATGATGGAACAGTTAAACCACATATTGTTGCTTTTATGACTCACCAAGAATTAGCGCCTGAAAAATGGGCTAAACTTATTGATGCTAAGTCTAAACGCGACTTAAATAAGTTTGAGACAAATATTTCTGCCGCTACTGATACTTTTACTTGTCGCAAGTGTAAGGGTAACCAGTGTACATATTATCAAATGCAAACGCGTTCGGCTGACGAACCTATGACGTGTTATATTTCTTGTTGCATTTGCGGTAACAGATGGAAGTGCTAGTTATAAAGTTCTACCTTATTTCCTTTATTGTCGTAAACCCAAATTTCATATAAAAATCCCAATTCTTTAGCTGCGATTTGTTTTAAAAATACAATTTCTTTTTGTTTTTTAAATGTCCATGTAGATTTTACTTCTATACATTTATTTTTAGATGGTATAAAAATATCTACAAAATGTCTATGTTTCTTATTATCATTATCATTATACCAAATAGTCGGAACATTTTTACAACCAGTTATAATATCATTTTCATTACTATTTTCTTTTTTACATAATTCATCTAAAGCATAATGTTCGTAACCTTGTATTTTAATTGTATTACCCGAAGGCATTATATAATCCTTTAAATAGTAAGAATTCTTGTTTTGTTTTTCATAAATTTCTGGACATTGACAGGGATATTCTACATTATATTTTTTTAAACACGTGTTTTTAGATTTTTCTTTAATTTCTTCACGTTGTAAAGGATTCTCAAAACCATATTTTTCTAAATTTGTATCTCTTCTTTTTTCTTTAACTTCTTCAGACTGTAATCCATATTCAAACCCATATTTTTCCAAATTTGATTTTTTTATTTTTTCTTTTATTTCTTGACTTTGGTTAGCATTTTCTACGCCATATTTTTTCAATGTAGTAGCTTTCATTTTATTCATACAAGTTTCATTTTGTGCCGCATACTCCACTCCATATTTATCTACCATTGTATTTTTTATTCTTTCAAACTTTAGGTCTTTGGCGCAAGTTATACAACCAAAATTTCTCTGCTTGTGTAACTTATTCAAACTTTTATCAAAACTGTTTTCACAAAATATACATTTGCCAATAATCCTAGTATCACGCGTAACATATTTATTACTATAATCAATTAATAAAATAACGCCACCGTCATCACAAATATTTTTCAACATTTCATAATCATATTTTAATCTTATCATTCTTATACTATTACTAAAGATTATTTTAATATATTTTGCGTAAAATATATTAATTCATTTTATTGTTAATTATCTTTCTCTATTTTTTCCTTTTTTTTCAAATATGCTTTTCTATTTCGTTCTTTAATTTGCTCTGGTGTTTGTTTATATTTTTTCATCTTTTCTAAAAGTTCATCTTTATGATTCTCATAATAAATTTTACTTCTAGAAGGAGCAGTATATTTCTTCAACTTTTCTTCTAATTCGACCACCTTATTTTTAAGATCTTCGTTTTCTTTTCTTAAGAGTTGGTTTTCGTCCATTATATAAGTTACATTAAGATTTATTTAAATAAATTTAACATAATTTGTATTTCACATGTTCTACATTATTGTAACCAATATCAATAAGCTCTTTGCCGTTATCAAAGTTTAATATACTATACCCTTTTAATAATTCTGGATCAACAAAATATTTATTTATCTCTCCAATTGGATTTTCACAGTTCTGATTTATTTTTGCCATTTGGTTATTAAAATTTGATGTAACTATATTTATTGTTCGTTTTATCATTTCCTTTAAAGAATTAATTGGTGTATTATCATATATATAACCTTCATACGGAGTAACAAATGTAATATTAATATATTGGTTGCTATTTTCTACTTGTAATAATTCATTACTAAGTGTACCGCCATCAGCATATTGATTACCGTTATATCGAATGGGTGGAAATAATCCAGGAATTGCCGAAGATGACATTAATAGATATACTTTGTTTAAATCATCATTATCTTCAAACGAATAAACATCTAAGTTGCCACTATATAAATTTGTTGCTCCGATCAGTGTATGAACTACAGGTTCATTTGGCATTTTATCTATAACCTTTAATAACGTATTAAATAATGGTTCTGTATTAAGCAGTGAAACTTCCGTTGGTGGAAGCAATTTATAAACCATGCGATTATTAATAGTTTTATATATATTTTCAGCACTAGTTATACCCTCATTTATATTTTTATAGTATGATAAAAATCCTGCGTTCAATGCCCCAGCAGAAATACCAGTATATAAATCAAAATTAATTATTTGTCTCTCCATTAAATTTTTTATAATACCTATTTCTACTGCACCAAATGAACCTCCACCACTGAAAGACAATTGATTTAAAACGCAAGAAACGCTAGAAAAACTTAATAAAAGTAACATTATTGTTAGCATTTTATATTATTATAGTATAATATAAAATTTTATATTGTTTAAATTAAATATAAATACAAAAAATAACTAATAATTACTATTACCATATAAGGAGAATAGTAATAACCATATCTTTTAAATCTATTATAGATAAAAATATTGGGTTCCTTTAATACTAGTTTATTATCTTCTTCCATGTATTTTTCATAAATATATTGTTTTAAAATTTGATTTGGAAATTCTGGCGCAACTTTTCTAATAAACATTGCATAGGTGTTTTTGTTTAACTCCGAATCAATAAATTTTATGTCCCGGTCATTTGCTTCTTTAAAAATATGTGGACTAGTTGCGCTGGTCATTCTAGTCCAATCAGTAAGGTGCGTGACAGCTGATATAACTGAACCTTTCAAGTCTAATTGTCTATAAGAGTATAAAATAATAGCAAATAAGCTTTCATTTGCTATGTTTCCACTACAAATTGTTTTTGTTATATCTCTTTTATTATTTACAAAAGTTAGTATTTGTAAAACATGTTCTTTATTTACAATAAACCAAGGATCATTTCCTAGATGAAATTCTTTTGGTAACAAATATAAATTAGCTCTATTACAAAATGACGGATTCCACCAAGCTGGTTTCCAACTCATAATGCTTTTTTTGTAATTATTATAAAACAAATATCTGAATCTTTTTGGTGAAATAATCGGACAACATGAATCAGTTAACATACAAAACCAATTATTTTCAATATCATGTGTTAAAGCAAATCTCATAACTGATAAATATGCTGGTATTACATGAGCATAATCTGTTTCATGTATATAATTTGGCGGAAGTGAGTGATCTCTAATCCACTGGGATTTTATTTTATTAAAATCTTTGTAATAAAAATATGCATTAATAATGTCCTTATTTGGTTCTATCCACTCCTTCCAGATTTCCTCTTTATTTAATATATGGTCATAACTAATTATAAAACATAATGCTATCTTCATATTTATTTTAATATTTTAAATTTAAATACTTAAAATATTAAATATATTATCTTTCAATTGTCATAGATTCAGTCAAATAAAGGATTTCTTCTTCTTCGTATACTGGTATATATTTTGGTTTTGTTCTCATTGTTAAACTCTCAAATAAGTAATTAAAAAATGTTTGTATCCTTGAAATAATACTTTGTAATCTCATAATATATAATTATAATAATTATTTAAATGTAGATTCATTATTTGTATTATTTGTATTATTTGTATTATTTTTAAAATTGATTTAATTATATTAGGTATTAATTACATTAAACTTAACAAATGAAGACAGAAACTATATTCATACAAGCATTGAAGAGAGAATTTATGTTTCATATTGGTAAAAATCAAAATGAAAATTTTAAAGTTATCGACATGGGGTCTGAAGATGATTTATGGTTTCATGCGAAAGACGAATCATCGTGTCATGTAGTCTGTGAAATTCCTGATGATATTGATAAAAAGGAATTACAATATATTATAAAAGCAGGTGCTTTATTATGTAAAAGTAATACTAATAAATTAAAGAGCTTATCGAATGTGGCAATAACTTATACACAAATTAAAAATATTACAAAGACTAAAACACCGGGTTGCGTATTAACCCAAAATACAAAAACAATTGTTTGTTAGAAAATTATTCTTCATTTGAAATTACTTCTGTAATATATTCTTTATTAAGTCTAATATTTTTACAGATTTCAACAGACCTTGCCAAATAAGGATCCGTCCATACACCATTTACATGATGCCCTTTTTCATTTATTATTACATTTAAATGTCTATCTTTATTTATATAACGATTATTTATATTTATTGTTAAAAAATAGTAATCATTATTTGGATAAAGATTTTTCAAATAATTTTTTTGTATTTCAACTAGATTTTCATTATAACCCGTAACAAACATTTCAGAAATTATAATTAATATTTTTTTATTTGATTCTAATATAGTCTTTAAACGTTTAAAATATTTTATATATTTTTCTTTTATACCATCACAATCACATTCACCTTGCTCATGAGGTATCCATGCTTTATAATTTAAAATGGAAAATTCATCAGTTTTATGCTTTACAATATTAAATTCTAAACATTCATTAAACATATCTTGTAACATTTTTTGATAAGCTAAAAATTTGTCAGGTTCGTTTAAACCTTTAATTTGCATCCAATCAAATGGTAATTTTTCTTTTCTTACACCAGCTATTTTACAAGCATTTGCTGAATTACAATTAAACCCTAATGGAATAATGTAATCAAATTCATTTTCAAAAATCATTTATAATATTTAAATAATAAAATTTTATAAATTTGACTTATTAATAGTTACTTCTTTTGATATTTTCTTAATAATTTTATCTTCTTTTTCTAGATCATTATTACCTGAACCTCCCATAGATTCAACTACAAGTTTGTTATATTGATCAGAATACTTTGAATGATATTTATTGTAGTCCGGATGTTCCTTTTTAAATTCTGGTAATAGTCGTTGATTTTTATATGCTATTTTCTTAATGACTTTTCGCATTTTATTGTTGTCTTCATCTTCTTTTTCCCATTTATTGTCATCTTTAATATACAAGACTTCTCTCTTTGTATCTGTACAATGAACAGGTCTTTTAGTTTCATCTAATGCATTTAAATTTTCAACTATTATATTTGATATTCCATCTACATAACCTATTTCTCCTAGCTTTTCTAAATCAGTTAATTTAAGTTTTACAGATTCAACGAAATCCATAATATTCATGGCATCTTTACAGGTTTCGTTGAGAAAAAATTGAAGATTGAATGTTTTATTATGTGAATTAGTATTATTAAATGAATTATTATTTTGCGTGCTATTAATATTTTTACATACATCAATTATCATGTGTTTAAGTTCTGTATTTTCTTTCATTAAGTAATCAACTAATTTATTGTCATTATTATTAACATCTGAATTAATAGTATTTATTTGTTCATAATTACATTTTTTTTTATGAACGTATAAGCTTTGACGATGGCTATATTTTTTTCCACATTCACACAGATATTCTGGTTCTGCGACATTTGGCGAGTTTGCGGCAACATTTGTAAACAAATTGTCAACATTTTGATGTTTAGCTGTCAATAAATGTTTATCATAATCAGTTTTTTTACATGTATTATAGTGACATTTTTCACAACTAAAATATTTTGGCGACTTTTGCGACTTTTGCGTAAACATTTGTCAATATAAATATGTTAATATAAAAATCTCTAAATATAAATCTTAACAATAATTAAAATTTTATCGTAACACTTTTAGAATTATTTTTTTGGTAACCAGATGCTAATTTTCAATTATGGTCTCACAATTATATTTTGGCATAAAATATCCAAGGATTTCAAAAATGGACAAAAATAAATGTCCAAAATTGAAAACTGAAAAAAACTTTACTCGAAAAATTTCATTCATCGGTACTACATATGAAGGGAACTTTTGAAGCGATCTTTTTCCGAAATTCAAGATTTCTCCTTCATCATGTAGTAGAGGCGTCTTTAAGTAGGCAAATAAATAATATATTTATTCTTCTTTTGTGTATTCACAAATTGTACAATATGTTATATTTTGCGACCTATCTGGTGTAATATCAATTACATCTTCTACAAATGTATGTTCGCAATTATGACATATAAATTGGTTTAAATATTCTATTGTTAAATCTAATTCAAGTATTTTTTTTTCATATTCATTAACTTGTTCGGTTATATATTCATCGTTAATACCATCATCTCTTTCCATTTCTATTTCACAATAGGTTAATTTAATTTCATTCAAATATGACAAAATTTTTTGTAGTTTCTTCTTTGAAGATAAAAAATAATTTATACTCATTATTATTTATCATATATTTATATTTTTATATAGTTTACATATACAAAGTTCGCCATGTTTCCAAACCATCAGACTCTTTTTTAATCAACTTATCAACAATATCCTTTGTAACTTTATATGGGAATTCGACTTTTAATGACATCTCACCTTCAAATAAATTTGAACCAGGCTTCATCAATCTATATAAATTTAATTTTGTGTAAATAATTTCCAAACAACGTTTCAAGTTTCTAACACCATCTTCCTTATTACAATGATTGTCTACAATATGTGCGATAACATCATCGGGAATAATAATTTCATCTTTATTAAATTTAACTTGTTCATGAATCTTAGGTAGTAAATAGTTATTAGCAATTACAGTCTTTTCCTTACCACTGTATCCCTTTGTCTTAATTCTATACATTCTATCTTTTAAGATAGCATTAACCTTTGATTCATCATTATAACTGAAGATGAATAAACATTTACTCAAATCGAAATTAATCTCAGCAAAATACTTGTCGTGGAATTGAGAATTTTGAGATGTATCAGTCAAGTGTGTAAGAATGCCGGCGATCTCTTCTCCTCTAGGAGTGTCTGAAATCTTATCAAGTTCGTCGAAGTAAATTACAGGATTCATACACTTGCTATCAATTAGAATTTGAACAATTTTACCCCAAGTACTACCCTCATATGTATATCCATGACCTTCTAGAAAACTGCTATCAGTAGCACCACCAAGCGCGATAAAAGCAAACGGTCTATTAAGAATTTTACTAATTCCTTCCTTTACTAGACTAGTTTTACCTGTACCAGGAGGACCATGAATAGCAATAGCAGTACCGATTGCCTTAGGATTTGTTAATAGTTGACCCAACATCTGCATAATCTGCATCTTTGCGTCATTTAAACCATATACAGCTTGATCTAAAGTGTTTTGCGCACTTTCCATAAAATCATGACACTTATCTACACCATCTTCAATGCTAATTGGAAGACCTTCATGTTTGCTAAATGGAATGCGCATAAATGTATCAACCCAATTTTTAATCTTATAAAATTCACCGCTACCTGGCTCCATGTATCGAAGTGAATTAATCTTTTTCATAGCAGCAGATTTGAATTGAACCGGAATATCAGATTCAAGAAGTGTCATCCTATAAGGCTTTTCAATTCTAGTAATTTTATTAATTTCCCTCAATTCTTTGATGATTTTCTTTTGATTTTCAGTTTCTAACTTTTCATAAAATGAAAAGTCATTCATGGTATTTTTATCCTTAATTATTTTTCTAAATATTCTAAGATTTTTATCCTTTTGTTTCTTTTCCTTCTTTTGAAGCTTCTTTTTTGACATTTTAATTTCTTCTTCATAAACATCAATACATTTCTGAATTGTTTTATCAGTTGGATTACTTGCCAATAAATTTTTCAATTTTTCTAATACATCATTTTTATCTTCAGATTTAGATGGTTCCACAACAACAGGTTCCTCTACAGTTGATTTAGATTTTCTTGAAGATTTTCTTTTAGGTTTAACTTCTTCCTCTTCCTCTTCCTCTTCCTCTTCATCAGAAGAATCTGTTGATACTTCCTCATCTTCATCTTCAGTTTCCATTTCAGAATCATCATCTTCATCATAATCAGGATCATAATCTTCTTCATTCCACTCATCTTCATCTTCTTCGCCCATTCCTCCAATTGTAAATATGATGTTTAATTTTCCATTTCCTTTCTTATCAACATTAATTACATCATCATCTTCATCTTCAGTATCTTCTTCTCCAAGCGAAACTTCCTCCTCATCTGAAACTTCAATTCTTTTATTCTTTTTATTCCTTTTATTCTTTTTTGATTTTTTAACCAAAATTTCTTCGTCTTCATCGGAGTCAGTTTCCCATTCATCTTCAGATTCTTCATTTTTATTATTATTTTTAGATAATTTCTTTTTAGGTTTAACTTCATCATCATCATCTGAATCCGATTCTTCTGCTAATTTCTTTAATTTATCCCCAGATTTTATCTTATTATTTAAATGCTTAGATGGGAATATCTTTGAAAGGAACTTACGATATTCATGAACATCCATTTCATCATTTTCAGAATCACTTCCATTATTTCCATCATTATCAGGATTATCAATCTTCTTCTTTTTCTTACTAAGTTCCTCCTGCTTTTTGGAGCGCTTAGTTTGGTCCTTCTTAGATAATTTATTTTGACTGTCACGTGGCATTCTTATATATTGTATATTAATAAATTATAATTTTAAATTAAAATCAATTTTATTTTATTAAAAAAATAATCTTAAAATTATAACATAAATATTTCATGCTGTATGTATTTTGATAAGTAATTTTATTAATATTTTTTGTTATTAACTAATTTTGTGAATAATGTTATAAATAACTAAAAGTAAACCCAATATTTATTTAAAATAAAATTGAATAAATAAAACAATATAAATCTATTGTATTATAATATAAGAGATGTCTAAGTTTGCAACTTCCAATAATATGTCAATTAATTGCTCAAAGGTGATTGGGATACAATTTAGTATTCTGTCGCCAGAAGAAATAAGAAAAAGTTCTGTTGCTGAAATTACAAGCAGGGACACATATATAAATAATAAGCCGGTAATTGGTGGGTTGTTTGATCCTAGAATGGGCGTTTTAGAACCTGGTCTAATTTGTCCTACAGATGGTCTAGATTACATGCAAACTCCTGGTTACGCTGGCCACATTGAATTGGCTCGTCCTGTATTTTATATTCAATATTTAAGCACAATTCAAAAATGTATGAAATGTGTCTGTTTCAAATGTAGTAAACTTTTAGTAAGTAAAGATAAATATAAACAAGCATTAAAGCTACAAGGTGAGGCTAGATGGAAATATGTATTTGCCCTATGTGGTAAAGTAAAACGTTGTGGTGATGATAGTGAAGATGGTTGTGGTACTTTACAACCAAGTAAAATTAGAAAAGAAGGTCTTGCTACTATCTTTGCTGAATGGAAAAATGATGGAAATGATTCGGAACCAATTATTATTAAGGTTACACCAGAAATGGTATTGAAGAATTTCAAGAGAATATCCGACGATGATGTTACATTTATGGGGTTTAGTCCTTTATACTCAAGACCAGATTGGATGATTTGCCAAGTCATGTCAGTTCCTCCACCAGCTGTTAGACCATCTGTAAAACACGATGCTCAACAAAGATCTGAGGACGATTTAAGTCATATTTTAGTAAATATTATCAAGACAAATAAAACATTACAAGATAAAATTCAAAATAATGCTCCATCAAATGTAATTGATGATTGGACAACTGTTCTCCAATATTACATTGCTACTCAAGTTGATAATAAGATTCCAGGCGTAGCATCTGTAGCTCAACGTTCTGGAAGACCTTTAAAATCAATTAAAGATCGTTTAAATGGTAAGGGTGGACGTATGAGAGGCAATTTAATGGCTAAACGCGTAGATTTCAGTGCTCGTTCAGTTATTACTGCCGATCCGAATATTTCAATTCGTGAATTAGGTATTCCAATGAAAGTAGCTAAAAATATTACAAAGCCCGTTATTGTTAATAAAATTAATAAAAATTTCTTGACTAAATTAATTCAAAATGGTCCTGATGTGTGGCCTGGTGCTAAAATGTTAGAAAAACAAAATGGTGAAGTAATTACTCTGAGATATTACTTAGATAGAAATTCTCTTGTTTTGGAAGAAGGTGATACTGTTCATAGACATATGATGGACGGTGATGCCATTTTATTTAATCGTCAACCAACTCTTCACAGAATGAGTATGATGTGTCATATTGCCAGAATTATGAAACGAGGTGATACTTTTAGAATGAACGTCGCAGACACAAAGCCTTACAATGCGGATTTCGATGGAGATGAAATGAATTTACACATGCCACAAGATCCAGAGTCAGAAGCCGAATTGAAAAATTTAGCAGCTGTACCTTATCAAATTGTTAGTCCAGCTAATAACAGTTCAATTATTGGTATTTATCAAGATTCTATGCTTGGGTCATATCAATTCACTAGACCTAACATAAGATTTAGTCCTCGCGAAGCAATGAATATTTTAATGATGTTTAATGGTGTAGACGAGAAAAAGCTTTTGGAAGAAATACAAAAAGAAGGCGGAATTACTAATTTTGATATTTTAAGTCAAATATTTCCTCCACTATCAATGAAATATAAAACCAAGGCATTTAAAGAGGATAAAGATGATGCTAAAACTTCAAATGCTGTAATTGAAATCAAAAACGGAACATATGTACGTGGTCAAATGGATAAAAGTGTAATGGGTGCTGGTACCAAGGGTTTGTTACAACGCGTTTGTAATGACTTTGGAAACATGGCGTCAGCTAAATTTATCGATGATTTACAAAATATTGTAACCGAGTACATGAAATCTAGCGCATTTAGTGTTGGTATTAGTGATTTGATTTCTGATAAAAAAACGAATGATGATATTATTCAGGTTATTACAAAGAAGAAGACTGATGTAAAGAATTTGATTGATCAAGTTCAAATTGGAGTCTTTGAAAATAATACTGGAAAGACCAACGAAGAAGAGTTTGAAACTCAAGTTAACAGTATTCTCAATCAAGCTACATCTGAATCTGGTAAAATTGGTTTGAAAAATCTTAGTAAAGATAATAGATTCGTAACCATGGTTCAAGCTGGTTCTAAAGGTTCAGACCTTAATATATCATTTATGATTTCTTGTTTAGGTCAACAAAACGTAGATGGTAAGCGCATTCCTTATGGTTTTGAGAACAGAACATTACCACATTTTACAAAGTATGATGATTCGCCTGGAGCTCGTGGGTTTGTTGAGAGTTCATATATTAATGGATTATCACCTCAAGAACTATTCTTCCACGCTATGGGTGGTCGTGTAGGTCTTATTGATACTGCTGTAAAAACGTCTACTACTGGTTATATTCAAAGGAGATTGATTAAAGGTCTTGAAGATTTAATGGTTTCTTATGATATGACTGTTAGAACAAATAAGAATAAAATTGTTCAATTCTGTTATGGTGATGATAACATTGATACTGTTAAGGTAGAAAATCAAAGTATTTCATTAGTATCTATGAGTACTCAAGATATTTATTCTCATTTCCTTATTCCTGAGGAATCTGGAAAGATTAAGACATTGAATAATATATTCTTAAAAAATACAATGGTTAGACATAAAAAACAAACCGATGAATACATGAAGAGGACACAGAAGTATATTGATATGATGATTCAAAAGCGTGAGGCAATTATTAAAAAGGTATTCAAAAATAAGAGTGATTCTGTTGTAAATTGTCCTGTTGCTTTTCATTATATAATTAGCAATATTCAAGGTCAATGTAACATTACTATCTCATCATTGGTAGACATTACACCTATGGAAGCCCTAGAAATGATTGAAAATTGTTATTCTAATCTTGAGAAAATTTACTATGCTCCTCCTACAGAACTTTTCAAAGTATTGTTTTACTTCTATTTGTCTCCAAAGGATCTACTTGTTATTAAAAGATTTAATAAGTCGGCTCTAACTTTATTGTTAGATACCATTACAATTGATTACAAGAGAGCTATTATAGCTCCAGGTGAAATGGTTGGCATGATTGCGGGTCAAAGTATTGGCGAGGTCTCAACTCAGATGACTTTAAACACTTTCCATTTTGCTGGTGTCGCTTCCAAATCCAACGTGACACGTGGTGTACCAAGAATTGAAGAAATATTGTCCTTGTCAAGTGATATCAAAAATCCTTCACTCAGTATTTATTTGAAACCTGAAGATGAAACACAGAAGGATAAGGCTCAAACTATTATGTATATGTTAGAGCATACTAGATTAGAAGAAATTGTTAAATCAGTTGAAGTATGTTTTGATCCAGATGAATTAAATTCACTTATCAGTATTGATAAAGATGCTATTTCACAATACATGGATTTTGAGAAAATGGTAGCAGAATGTGCTGAAACGTCATTGAGTAATGACGAGAACGAAAAATCTAAATGGATTATCAGAATGGAAATGGATCCTGAAGTCATGCTTGAGAAAAATATTACAATGGACGACGTTAACTTCACTTTAAAAAATTGTTATGAAGATCAAGTTTCGTGTGTTTATTCTGATTTCAATTCTGATAAATTAATATTTAGAATTAGAATGAATGAAATCATTTCAGGAAAAGGACAGAAGAAAACAAAGGTAAACCCTCTTGACCAATCAGACCAAATTTATATTTTGAAAAATTTCCAAGACCAGATGTTGAATAATGTTGTATTAAGAGGTACTAAAGGAATTAATAAGGTTATTCTTAGAAAAGTAGTAGATAATATGGTTGAACATAATGGTATTTATAAAAAGCAAGATATTTGGGTTCTAGATACTATTGGTACCAATCTATTAGATGTTCTAGGTCTTGATTTTATTGATAATAAAAGAACACTTAGTAATGATATTGTGGAAATATATAATGTGTTGGGAATTGAAGCTGCTAGACAAGCTATTTACAATGAGTTAGTTGAAGTTGTAGAATTTGACGGAACATATATTAATTACCACAACTACAGTGTCTTAGTCGATAGAATGACAGCAACTAGTAAGCTAATCTCTATATTCAGACATGGTATCAACAATGATAATATTGGTCCTATTGCCAAAGCATCTTTCGAGGAGACTCCTGAAATGTTCTTAAAAGCAGCTAGACATGCTGAACTTGATACATTTAGAGGTGTTTCAGCTAATGTTATGTGTGGTCAAGAAGGATTCTTTGGAACAAGTTGCTTCCAAGTTGTATTAGACGTTGAGGAAATGCAGAAACTTGAAGCTGTAAGCGAATATAGACCAATTGATGTTGAAGAAGAAATTGAAAAAGCATTTGGTAATGTTGAAAATCCAGATGACCCATGCGGGGTTAATAAAATATCCATACAAAACAATGTTATCACTATTCAAGCTCAAGATATGGGTAACGATAATGATTACAATCCAGGATTTTAAAAATAGTGTGATATTAAATTGATAAATAATATATTAAACGTAAAATATTATTTATAGCATAAATATGGAAACATATAAATTAATAATAAAAAAAATTATAAAAACAGACATAAATTATTTTTCTTTGGATTACAAAGAAGATAAAACGATTAAATTTTATATAAGATTAACATTTGGTCTATTTGAGAAAGATATTAATGTTCAAAATAAATATAAAAAGTTATCTGAAGCATTAGAAGGATTTTTAATTAATGATAAACAAAAACAAGAAGAATTTATTGATTATTTTTATAAAATCCAAAAAACTTATAATATTCTGAATAGATTTGTACATAATTATAAATTTAAAAAAACAAAAATAGTCGTAAATACAGATATGGGTTTAAATGAATTAAGCGAAACTGATAAAAATGTTATTTCTATAATTGATAATAATTCAAAATATTTATTTCATGTAAATGATTTGATTAAAATAATAAATGTATCATTAACAAATTCTTATATGTTTTTTGCTGAACCAAAAAGTGTAAAAAATCCATATAATAATTTACCATTTAATAAATCAACCTTATATAATATTTATTTTTATATAAGATATAAAACTGATTATTACCCTGAATTATTTTTTAAGTTTTTTGACTGTAATTTTAATTTAACCAAATTTAAATTTTTAAATGAAAATTTACTAAGAGAATATTCAATTGAAAATTATGTACATAATTCACCTTCTAATGTTATAGAAAAAGAAATAAAACTAATGATTCTAAAGTTTAATTTACATTGTGAAAGAGCACGTGTAAAAAATAGAATACTTATTAATGAAGAATTTCCTGTTAATAAATTGGTTACAATTATGAAACCATATTTATTTTTATATTGTAAATCACTATATAGTTTTCATCCACAAATAAAAAAAGAATACTCTGATTTGTTTAAATTAAGTATGTTAAGATTTAATAAATTTAATCCTCAATTTGGGAGAAAAAAATATAAAATTCTTTATAAAACAACCAAATATTTTAAAAAAAGAATATGTGGTAAAGAAATAATTTTTGATGACAGTTGTGTAAATTTTTATGATATTGAAAAGGAGAATGAAATATTTTTATCTGATCATTTAAAATGTGATGAAACCGAAAATGGCTATATTTTAAATAATTATTTATTTTTAAATAATTTTGATGAGGAATATGAGGAAGAGGAAGAGGAAGAAGAAGAAGAAGTAGAAGTAGAAGTAGAAGTAGAAGTAGAAGTAGAAGAGGAAGTAGATGAGGAAGAGGAAGAAGATGAGGAAGAGGAAGAAACTGGTTCAACAAGTTAAATCTCTTCAGTACTTGAACTATCAACAATTAATAATCTACGTTTTTTTGTATTAGTTTTTGGAGCTACTTGTTTACCTTTCAACTTAATTTGTTTCTTTTTACTTTGGCGCTTCTTTCCTACTGGTTTTAATATATACTCTTCTGATGATACAGGAGTTGTTTCTTCAATAATTAATTTCTTTTTCTTTTCTGGCTTTACTTTATCAGAATCAGAATCGATAATAAGCCTTTCAGGTTTTTTCTTTTCGTAATTAGTTGTTAATGGTTTCGTAAATTTATCTAAGTATTCCTCAATAGAAACCTCGTCATCAATAGATCTTTCTACATTTTCTAAACAATCTTCATTCAGTTCGCTGAGAGAAATGAAAACTTCGCCTTTATCAGATTGAATTAATTTATATCCAGGTACATTCTCAGGTCTTAAACCAGGTACAACTATAAAAGCAAACTTATCCTTCTTATCGCCATACGCAAGAAACTGATGTTTTTCATATTTAGTTTGTAAAATATATTTTTGACATACGAATATGGTTGGTATTTCATATTTTGTTACAAGTAACCATAAATCAAACGGTGTTAAGAAATAATTATCAGTGTATATAAAACTTGAAAAAGATAGTGTTCCAGCATGGACTTGGTCACCTAAGGTCTTTTTACCTTCTAGAATTAATATATTTGTAATTTTATTAATATATTTTTCAATATATTTTTTATATTCTTCAAATAATTCATTTTTAACTTGATTAATTTGTAATTTTTTCCCTGTTTTTCTCTCTATTAAATCAATTATTAAATTAAATGTACAAGAGTTGAGTTTACCATACTCGATTTCTGAAAAATTATCTGGAAAACATTTTTTCCAAACACTAGAAGCAATACTTTCATTAACTTTTGATACACAACTAGGGTCATTTTTTCTGCCAATAGCATGATCTAAAGATGGAATTGTATTATCATATACTTGCGTTACTATTGGTTCTACTTCATCATAAGAATTATATTTAATATATTTATTTGTAATAGCAGGAATTAATGTTTCAAAATATTCTTGTGTTAATAAAGACTGTATTAAGATAATTTCATTGTCTCTTAAATTATAACCTATACTTCCAAATGACAAATATGTTTGAGGTTGCAACATAAATGATTTAATTCTATTGTATCTAATTAACTCATCTGCCATTCTGCCATAATAAATTGGTTCGTTTTCTTTCTTTGTTATTAAATTTTTTTCAGGAAGAATTAAATTACAGCTACCATTTTCAGTTAGACATAAGTTAGGCGTATCCTTACAGGAATCATCATTTTTAACTATACAAGTTGATACCTCATTAATAAGTTTGTAATAATTTTCGTCACCTGTAAATTGGATTTTATTTTTAATTAAATCATCTAACAACTTAGTAATATTTTTAAGTTTTTCAGAATAAATAATATATTCCCTCGTCATTTCATTTTCAATCTTCTCTCTTATTTTAACATTCTCATAATCATTTAATAATATTCGAATAGTATTTCTGAAAACATTATAAAAGTTTGTTTCTAGCCTGATTTTTTTTATATAATCAACACGAACTTCATCAATAGTATTTTGAGTTGTGAATTCAACTTCTGTATTAACCATAGGCTTATCATCTTTGTTTATAATATAATTATTATTGTTTATTGACGGTATATCTAAATCAGGATTTACTTCATCCAATCTAATTGGTTGAGATAATTGTATAAACTGATTTGTATTTGTTAATATACCGACGACATGCTCATCTTCAACAATTTTAAACGCAGGTTTACATGGAATATCCGGTTCTGCTCTACGTTTTTTACTTCTATTGTCTAATTTATTTAAAAATCTAACAGTATTTTCATATGTGTTCCATAAACTTAAATCAGTCATAAAAACATAATCCAAATCTTTCTTTAAATCTTCATCAAGTGCCGAGGGATAACAAGGAATAAATCCAGTGTTATTTGATGTACCAGGTTCTTCAGCAACTACACCAATAACTTTATTATTAAAATTAAGTACAAGTTTTTTAATTTTATATTCGTATTTATCTAATTTTTGAACTAAATCATAAAGAATCAATGGTCTTTTCGCTTTATAAATATTTGGCATACTATCAAGAGGTCTACAAATTATGTTAAAAAATGGCTTTATAATTTCTTTAAATACAGCTCTCATTGTTTTTGAAAGATGAGGATCATGTTCTTTAAATTCTTTTGCAATTCCTTCCCAATATGGGTCGTGTAATAAATCAAATGTATTATTTGAATGAATTTTTATTATTTTGGCAGGATTGTTGTATCCAATTTCAGAAGGATGATTAACACTAACACTTTTTACTCTTGATCCTTCCTGAAATTTTTCTTTTCCTTTTTCCTTTTGTTTATTTACAAACTTAATTGATTGTATTGGTACATTTAACTGCGTTCTTGCTTTTATTTGATAAGAATAAATTGGTTCATAATAATTGTCCTCTTTCATAAGAATAATTGTTGGTTTTCTTGCTTCATAAAATTCGGACGAATAGTGATTTGTCGGGCATAACAGTTCAACATTATTTGTTATATCATCTTTTGGAATTTTAAATATTACCAAATTTACTCCATGCGGGAATAAATATTTATTTGGCATGCTAACAATATCCCACAAATATACGTGATCGATAACAGCATCATCATCACTCAAATAATCTACAAAATTTTCAAAAGCAGAAACAACTTTTGTAAAATAAGCAATATCTGGAGAACCTTCTTCTATTTTAAGTTTTGAATACAATTTAGTATTTGTATATTTTTTAATATCTACTTTTTTAATTGGTTCATGAAAATCTGTAACCAAATTACCATTTTGATATTTTATAAATGTATCGATTGAAATAGATTTGATTATACGTTTTCTCATATCAGAAATACTTAATATTTTGGCAGTTTGAGGTTTGCCACTGTCATCTAATACTTTTTTAGCAAAGAAAATGGCATCAGATAAACAAGCTATAAATGATTGGGTTTTACTTATTTCAATACCATGGCGAAGTAAACAAGGATGATTTTCTTTAAGATTTGAATTTGTCTTACTTATTTGACAATCTGCGTTAACTTCATGAAGCATTGTTTGAATTTCAGGAGGTAAATAACCCCAACGTCCAGGGTTAAGTGGAAACTTATCAGGACCTTTAATATAATCATCTTCTTCTAATTCATCTTCTTCATTTTTACCTTTTACATCTTTCTTTTTATCTTCTTCAATTTTTTCACCATAGCATCTTTTGTTTGCTTTTATTCTACCTTCAGTGTTATATTTATCAAAACAACATGGTAAGCAAAGCCCGTCTGGATGTGAATCTGTAATTAATCCAGGATATTTTTTATAATCTTTTTTACCTGGTTTTGGTTTGTAAAATTCATAAATATAATAACCTGGTTTTACTTTCTTTTCTCCTTTTGGTAATACTTTACCACAAGTTGGATGAACTAATTCTTTTTTACCATCTTTTCCTGTAACTTCTTTTAAGTCCTTAGGATCGATAATAGTATTATTTTTTAAGCACCAATAACGAGGACATATATAATTAAATTGATTTTTTGGATTTGAACCATATTTAATAACATCTTCTTCTCTCAAAAATTTAGGGTGTTCTTTCTTTATTTTTTCAAGTTGAGTGTCTGTTAGAATAACAGGTTGTTTTCTCATACTTGAACTACATGTTCTAACATATGAGTTGTATTGAGGAGTATCTTCCTTTAATATTAAAATGGGATCTTTCTTTTCTATAAGGGTTTGAAAATAATAAGGTTTATTTAATTTCATACCATCGATATTTCTAATTTCTTCTTCATCTTCTCCTTCATTTTTATCTTCTCCTTCATCTTTATCTTCTCCTTCATCATCTTCTTCTTCTTCTTCTTCTTCAGATTCAGGTGTTGACAATTTCTTATTTGAAGCAACTTTTTTAGGACTTGATTTTACAGAAGGTATTGATTCTTCAGATTCAGGTGTTGGTAATTTAGATTCAGGTGTTGGTAATTTAGATTCAGGTGTTGGTTCTTCAGATTCAGGTGTTGGTAATTTAGATTCAGGTGTTGGTAATTTAGTTTCAGGTGTTGGTTCTTCAGATTCAGGTGTTGGTATTTTAGTTTCAGAAGGAACAGATTCTTCAGATTTTGATTCAGATGGAACTAATGTTGGTATTTTTGTATCAGAAGGAACAGATTCTTCAGATTTTGATTCAGACGGAACTAATGTTGGTATTTTTGTAGCAACTTTTTCAGAGGAAATTGATTCTTCAGATTCAGGTTCGGGTGTTGGTAATTTAGTTTCAGAAGGAACAGATTCTTCAGACTCAGATTTGGGCTCAGGAGTTGGAACTAATGTTGGAACCTTGGGTGTCGATTTTTCAGAAGCAATAGATTCTTCTGAACTAGATGAAGGAAATGATGCCAATTCCTTATCACTTTCTACAGGAGTGCTTTCAGAGGACGCAGATTTTTCAGAAGCAATCGATTCTTCAGAGCTAGATGAAGCTTTGGGTGGAGGAGGAGTTGATTTTTCATCACTTGACAATCCACTAGGAACTGTAACGCCGGCATATGTATTTTTTTCAGGTTCAGAAGATTTATCGCTTTCAATTGATTGTTCAGATGAGCTAGTATCACCTCCTTCAAAATCAATTCCAAAACCTTTTCTCTCTCCACCTTCAAACTCATCTTCGTCGTCGCCTTCATCAAAAAATAAACTTAACGCACCTTTGGGTTTGTTAATATCAACAGTTTTAAATTTATTATATTTAACTTCTTCTTCTTCAGGTTCTATTGATGGTACTTCGGAATTGGCAGCAGATTCTTCCGAGGCTGAAATAATATCATCAATTAATATATCTTCTTTTTCTCCAGTAGAACACAATTTGTTAATTTCTTTAACAGGATAATTAGTAGAATTTTTATCTTGTGTTAAACGAACAATTGTATCTAAATAAATAGGCAACGTGTTTAAATAATTAATATTATTAATATTTTCAGTTGTAATTGTTATTATACCAGTTTCCTGTTCTAATCCAATTGTTGTTTTAAATCCAGGATTATTTTTAATTTTAATATCAGATTTTCTAACACCTCTTTCTATTTCAAGTTCATTAGCAATTTTACTAACCATTTCTATAGCTTGTTTACGATCTAAATCTTCTGGAAAATTTTCAAGTAAAGCTTCAATTATCTGATCTCCTCTTAAACCTTGTTCGGATTTTTCTAATATAAAAGCTTCTATGCTATTAAATTTACTATAATTAGAAACACGCTTGAAACGTAAATTTATTGTACCACTTTTAAAAATATTAGTTTCATTAATGAAAATACTAGACACACATCCTCTATATGACTCAATATCAAGTGCCTTCTTAATAGAAATTTGTGTTTGATATGTAAGCTGTTTAACTTCAACATTATCGTCAGTTAAACTATTAAATTTATTTAATTTATAACCACTTTGCTCTAATAATGCCTTGATTTCTTCTATAATTGGATTAATTGAATTTTTAAATATTTCATTAATTTCATTTATACTAACAACCTCATTAAATTCAGATGTAATTGTGATATAACCTTCTTCATCAAATTCACAAACTAAGTATAAAGCCTTACCATTTTTTTCGGATTCAATATAAACAGCAACAGACTTATTACGAGCAATACTTTTCATAAGTTTAAAAATTATCGCTTTTTTAAGGTAAGGAATTTTCCTACCATCCGTAGCAATTTTATCAGTAAAAAGTCTATAAACATTTTCTTGTCTTGACGAAGGATTGTATTTAACAAGTGGATTTTCTTGTGTAGCATGAACAACTTTGAATATTATTTCAAGTGGTATTTTAATATCAAATTCAGGTCTTATAACAGCTTTAATAAATTTTACACCTTTGTTAATGTAATTAAGTTCGGTTTTTCTTAAATTATAAACATCATAAAACATATCAATTGATTTAAATGAGTCAATTACTTTTTCATTAATAATTTTTTTATTATTTTCAAGCAATTTACTTTTTTGGCTTTGTAAATCTTCCAAACTGTTAATATTTTTGTTATGTAAAAAAGGATAATAAACCTTTATTGTTGTCTCTTCTGAAACATCCTTTTTATTTAAATATGGTAAAACGTCTTCTGCTAAACAAAGATAAATACTATTATCAAGTATGTTACCACTGCTTAATAATAAATGGTTATTAAGAGTAGTTAAGGATTTTCTTGCAGATCTCTCAAAAAATTTGTCATAATCATTAACATCATACGGATTACATACAAATGGATATTCATTTTCAACAATAAAAAATTTTTGTCCAAGAACATTATTAATGATAAAATTTTTGTTATTAAAATTCATTTCAAATATATCATCAAATGTATACACTTCTTTTTCAACAGGTTCTTCAAAAAGTTTTCCAGATTCATCGCTAACAATATTTGATAAGAACTGATCAAGTCTAACTTTTGTTAATTGAAGTTTGTTATTTTGAGTTAATGATTGGTAAACAGAAACAGCATTTAAAGTTTCATTTTTTTGACAATATAAGTATATTTCATCTAATACAATTTCCTTTTTAAGTTCATTAAGTATTTTAATTTTAATTGTACCAATAGAATCATCAAAATGTATTTGTTGCTCAGAAAATTTAACAGTAATTTTTTCTGATTCGATTTGTTGTCTTTCCTCTTCTGTAAATATTTTCTTAAATAATTCTTCATTTTCTTCTAATTTTTTACCATTAAATACATAAATAGTATTTATTGCACCATTGATTAGTTGTTTAACTTTATATACAGGGTTATCTAAAGATGGTTCTTTTGTATCTGATGTTTTTATTGAAGATATTGACTTTGACATATATATAAAGCCAGTATTATTTTTAATTTAATTATTTACAAAGTTATTAAATTAAATTAAATATTATATTTTATTTATATGCGTAGGTAACCCATGTCCAAATAGAATCATATATATTAAAGCTAATGCTCCGATAAGTATACTTCTATTTAATGACATTGATTCAGATTGCTTTAAAAAGAACTTCATTATAATGTAAAGAATTACAGTTATAACTAGTGAGTGGAAAAGATGAGATAAAGCGGTATCCATTTTATTATATAAAAATATAATAATTATACTAAATCATAATAAGGATTATCATTTATTTTCATTCCACAGTATTCTTGTGGGGATTTTTTGTAATCTATTGGATCATATATTCCTGCTTCCTTTGCGTTTTGTAATACCCATTTAAAATTTTGCCAAAAATCTTGTTTATGACCAATAGATTCTGTACAAACATGAGATAATTCATGAAGCGCTACAAATGTCAATGTATTTATGTCTATTAATCTATTTCCTTCTTTTGTTGTGTTTAAACAGAAAGCAATTTTCTCTCCTTTATTTTCACTAAATGCAGTTAGTTCACTGGTTGGTAAAGTTTCGCTAATTGTTTTAGGATTAAAACCTTCAACAAGTCTTACAGTGCGAGGATCTTGAGGATGTTTTTGTTTCAAATATGTTACCATGTCTTTCATTTTTTGTGTAACTTGGGCTAAAAGATTCGCAGCAAGCTCCAATTTCTCTCTTTCTCTAACACAATATCTATTTCCATCCTCTGAAGCTATTATACATTTCAAATTATATGCGTCTGATTCAAGATAAATTCTTAAACAGAAAAATAGAACAATTATTATGAAAATATAAAAAAATATACTATGTTTATCCATATAGTATGTTTAGAAAAGGTATTATTAAAATATGTTTATATTTTATATGAAAGGTTCAGCAGCTTTACTACCAAATAATGATACTCTTGTTTTAAATAATAATGAAGGCAATTATCAACAACCGCATAATCAGTGCGAAGATTTATTACCTGGATTAGGTTTTGAAGAAGGTGAGTTAGAAATGTTTTTTGAGTTGAATCAAGTAAGCGAAAATGAATTAGTCGAGAGATATTTACAGATGGCACGCTCAGCACCTTATAACTTAAATTGGCAAACTGGGGACGACGCTTGCGTTGCCGAGTATATGTTAGGTGTATTAAAAAATAATGGCGTTGAGTATACAAAACATGATATTGTTGAAGATGTTTTTGATTCATTTTACCATCCGCAAGCAGCTCCTGTACAAGGTGGCAGAAAGAAGAAATCAAAACGCTCAACAAAAAAGAGAACAAATAAAAAGAAGCGTAGTACAAGAAGAAGAAAATATAGACGTTCTAGAAAATAATTATTAAAATTGAGTTAAAATTATTTATTGTAGTATATTTAACAATAAATAATGTTTTCAGAAAATCCTAAATCTAAATTTTGGTCAGATAGAAATGAAAAGAAGCCTGATGAAGTGGCATTAAACTCACATAAAAAATTCTGGTTTGATTGCGAATGCGGACATACCTTTGAGAGTTCTTTATTGAATATTAATCAGGCTAATAATTGGTGTCCTTATTGTTATAATAGAAAATTATGCGGTAATTGTGATAAATGTAATGAAAAATCATTTGCTTCACACTCAAAATCTATATTTTGGTCAAATAAAAATGTAATTAATCCTAATGAGGTTTTAAAGGGTAGTGAGAAAAAATATTATTTTAATTGTGATAAATGTAATCACGAATTATTAATTTGTATAAAACAAATTTCTTGTCAAGGACGATGGTGTTCATATTGTTCTCATCAAAAATTATGTGAATATAAAGAATGTGAACTGTGTTTGAAGAATTCATTTGCTTCAGTAGAGAGAAGTAAATATTTAAATGATAAAAATATTAACCCAAGAAGTTTGTTTAAGAGCACAAATAAAAAATTTGATTTTGATTGTGATGTTTGTAATAAAGTATTTACTTGTCAATTATCAGATATAACAAAAGGTGTTTGGTGTTCATTTTGTGTAAATAAAACTGAATTAATATTATTTAATAAATTAAAAGAAAAATATAATAGTTTAAAGACACAATATAAAGTTGATTGGTGTAAAAACATAAAAAACTTACCATTTGATTTTGTTATTGAAGAGAGAAAAATAATTATTGAATTAGATGGAAAACAACATTTTGAACAAATTGGAAAATGGCAGACACCAGAAAAAACAAGAGAAAATGATTTATATAAAATGAAATGCGCAAATGAAAATGGTTATTCAATAATTAGAATTTTACAAAAAGATGTTTACCATAATAAATATGATTGGTTAAGTGAATTAATTAACAATGTTGAAAAAATTACTAATGAAGAAATGATAGTTCAAAATATTTATATGTGTAAAAATAACGAATATAAAAATTTTGATATTTAAAATAAAATATGGTCTCACATAATATGCTTAGTTTTTTATTTTGTTAGCATATATGCTTATTGTGCGCCACTTCCAATATTTAAAGGCGGCCTCATAAAATCAGGCTCAATTGTAGAAGTATTCCAGGGGCCCACATTCAATTGAGGGTTAGGAGGCTCAGAGCGGATTTGTAAGTTAGCATTTCTCAAGCTTTGTCCAACAGTGTCGATGCCGATGTGGTAACCAGCCTTGAGCAAGTTAACGTTGGCAAGCTCACCTTTACCAGAAGGATTTAATTGAGCCCATTGAGAGTTGCTATCCTTGGGTAAAAGTTCAGCAGGATTTTGGATATTAGGTTGAGAGCATGATGAAGGGATTCCAGGCATACTGGTTTGGAGACCATTAACAGATGAGTAAACTTCATTTCCATTAGGGTCAGAGGGGCGAACACCGGCAGACATTTGTGCGTTTGTATTCTTGTATTGAGAAGGCATCATAGCAGCAGATTCAGAACCTGGCATACCTTTGGCACCTAAATAACCAGCAAAAACACTAACTCCGTAGGCAATAATTAATAAAACCAAAATGGCTCCAATTCCATAGTCATTCCATAGCTTGTTAAAAGAGACTGTCATTATATAAAATTAATGATAAAATAATTTTTAGAATACATATTAATTATTCTAAACATTAATTGAAATATTTGTTAATTGAAATCTTCTAATTCACTTTCGGATACTTCATCTATTTCAGCATCAAATTCACTATCACTATCATTTAAATTATCTAACATATAAGTTTTCTTAATATTCTTTGCTTCTAAATAAGCTAAAATTGCGCATCTTTTTGCCTCCTTTGCTTTTTTTCTTGCTTCCTTATATAATTCAAAATATACTTGATTTGGTTTTTTGAGTTGCATAGTTTCTAAACTATTCTCTAAAGATAAGCCAACATTATTAACTTCTTTAAGTTCATCACTATTCTCCTCAATATCTTCATTTAAATCTTCAAAAACAAAATCCAAATCCAAAGTAATATTTTCTTCGTCATTTTCCACAGGCACGCCAAGCTTTACATCTTCTTTAACCAAAGGTAGCTGTGCTTTAACCAAAGGTAGCTGTGCTTTAACCAAAGGTAGCTCTGCTTTAACCAAAGGTAGCTCTGCTTTAACCAAGGGTTCAGCTAAAATATCAATAGGCTCTAAATCATCTAAAATATCGATAGGCTCTAAATCATCTAAAATATCTTCTTTTGTAATTTCTTCTAAATTATTGTCATCTATTTTTTTATCATCTAATTTAGTATCGTCGATTTTATGTTCATCTATTTTCGGATCTTCTTCTAAAGGTTTAACATGAAAATTTTTTGATGTTTTTATCAAACAATTGTCAAATAAAGGTTCATTATCTAACACCATTATCTGCTTTAATTCTATTTCGATTTGAAAGTTTCTAGATGTAAATTTAATTCCTTGTATTTCTAAAATTGAGATAATATTCGTTTCATTGTTAATTTCTTCCATGGTCATAGGTGTCTCCTTTTCGTTATAAATTTTAATAGAAGGGGTGTTGTTATGATTGTTCTTAATGTTAGTTCTTACTAAATAATATTTACCGGACTTATAAACACGAATAGTAGAATTAAACGCACTTTCGATATCATTTTCTTCTAAACTATTTTGAAACCAGGTGTCTCTTCTCTCAAAAATCAGTTTCTGACATCTTTCTTCTAAATTTTCAAACCAATTTATAAGACTTTCTGAGTTCTTGTCAAACATTAAATCACAATAATATTTTTTACCAGTCTTAACAAATCCTTGTCTTGTTTGACTTTTACAGGTTTGTATGTATAAAGGTTTCTTATTATATTCAATTTTAGTAAAATAGGCGCCTCCTTGTATACCACTAGGATGTGCTAAAGAAAGCTTTGTAAAATCGAATGTTTCATTTGGTTCAATAATATTATCCATATTTATTCAAAATGTAGAAAAATTTAAATGTAATAACACGCATAAATTAAAATTTCATTATAATTTTATTTTGATTTAGTATGAAAGACTCTTTAGTACAACAATGTTTAGATATTTTAAAACGTGATGATATTAAAAATGAATTCAAAATGTTATTAAAACCTGTAATTGATTTTATACTTTATGAAATTAATCCTTATATTTATATTACGGTTGCTTTAGTATTTTTAATTTTTGTAATGATTTTAGCTATTCTTATTATCTTAATAATGTTATTACGTAATAAACTAACAATTTCTAAACTTTTTAATTCATAAAGTCGCGTTAGTTTAGGAGACTTATTAAAAATAAATTTATATCTTAATTTTCAATTTTTAACTTTTAAATTATTTTATTCTCAGCAATTTATATAATATGGCAAAACATAGACATAGTCGTAGACATAGAAGTAGAAGTCGCAGAATGAGAGGTGGTAGTGGAAATTACACTTCTGGTTCTACTTATGGTAGTTATGTAAATGGATCTGGCGATTCACAATTCGCAAGAACATTTGATGCAACTGGACCTTATGCTAGCAGAGTTGGCGCAGAATACGTTGGAGCGCAAGGACAAAACGTACAACAATCTGGTGTACCATCAGCTCAAAACTTATCTTTAATTCAATCTGCTGGAAAACGCAGAAGAAGCAGACGCGGAGGTTTCTTTGGTGAAGTTATTAACCAAGCAATTGTTCCATTTGGACTTTTAGGATTACAACAAACCTACAGAAAGAAGAGAACTGGTGGTCGAAAAACTCGCAGACACAGACGTTAAAAAACATAAAAAAAGACGCAAAAAAAGAATTTTACTAGAAAAAGGTATAATTAGTAATAATATTATATAAATTTTATAAAATATTATTAAATGAGTTTTGAACCAAAGGTAGCTAATCTTGAAAATCAAATTCACAATGGGTTCAATTGGACAACCAACTTAAGCAAATAAATGAAAAAACAAAAGAATTGAGAGAAAAACGCAATACACTCGAAAAAAATATTACAACTTATGCTTCTTCAAATAATCTCTCTAATGCAACAGTTCAAATAAATGATGGAAAATTGAAATTTGTGAATACAAAGGTTCCCGAACCACTTACTTTTAAATATTTAGAAAAGACATTAGGTGAAATTATTAAAAATGAAAATCAAGTTAAATTAATAATGGAACACGTAAGACAGAAGAGAGAAATAAAAGTTGTTCCAGAAATAAAGCGCTTTTCTAATAATTAATTAATATATAAATAATTTATATATGAGTGATATTGATTATATAGGAGCCAATGAGTTGGTATTTAATACAGATAAAGAAGCAGGTATTTATTCCGGCGGATTTAGTATAAAATCAATTATGATGAAATCAGGATCATCACCAATACTTACAGTAAATAAACCATTACAATCAGGAGGAGCTAGTCAAGTATCGGATTTATTTAAAGATTTAGTTATTCCCAATTGGGCATTAAGTTATAGTATGAAGGGTGGAGAATATAAAGATGAATCGTCTGATTCTGAAAGTGAAATCGATGATGATTTACATGATAAATTATTAGGTCTTGTTAGAGAACATGATATTAAGACTGCTGGATCAAAAAAGAAAAAATCAAGACGACAACAACTTACTAAAAAAACAACAACTAGAAAGAAAAAATTGTTATAAATATAATATTAAATTATTAAGCAAATATAATATTATGTATTTTAGAGTAATTGATCATTATGCGGATTTCCCGGTAGAAGACCCGCCAGAATTAACTGAATGTTTAATTTGTTTGGAAATAAATACACATGACAATTTAAAGCCTATCAATTTAAAAACGCAACAATTATATTTAAAAAAATGTGAATGTGGAGGGTGGATTCATCTAGACTGTTTATGTGAATGGCACGAGATAAGTAACAGCTGCCCAATATGTCGGTTATATATGAAAAAATCCGAGTCAATTATATCTATTTTTAGTTTTAATGTTGCCCACTTTTGTGGTACGTGTGTATTATTTATGGTTCGTATTTGTTTATTATTTTGGTTTGTGGTTTCGATAGCATCTAGCTACAATGTTTATCAAACTTTTATATTGAATAGTCGTAATCAGAATGATACTTGTCAGCATATAACAGAATAATTTTTTTATATAATTTAACATTGTTGTGAACTATATAAAAATCAACAGTTTAAAATGAACCCCAGGTGTTATAGTTAAATGGTGATACTAAGATTTCATCAACTTTATTTTTCCAGAAATCTATACGTTTTTGAAAAGCTAAATCCTTTGCTGTTTCAGGATATGGTGACGCAGTCTTCATTAATTCATCTTCTTCTGATGTTATTTTAGGTTTGTTTCCGTAACAATTTATACCAAATTTAACGTTTGGATTAGCAATATATCCGCCATTTACGCCAGTACGTCCGCAATCATTTTCGTGACCTGGTATGGTTTGTAAACGGTCGTATGTTTTCTTTTGTGTTGGGAAAAGCGCCAACTGATCCGCCGACCAACCATAATTACACCATTCGGCTCCACTGCCGTAAGCTTTTTCAATTTGATCATATGTTGCTAAATTGGCTCCATAAGCTTGACATACAGCCTTGGCATTATCATAATCATAATAGTTTCCAGGAATATTAAATACTTGTTTCTTAAATTTTATTTCTGGAACAGATGTTGGTTGATATGTACTTTGGTCTACAATAATGTCAACTTTTGTTGTTGGAGAGAATAAATCTTGAATATAAGCAGTTACATTTATACTAAAAAAGTATTGGAAAGCATTTACAATAATTAAAACGACTAAAATGGCTACAATAATAATTCCCATAACAGTTGAACCGCTGTCATCTCCATTTCCTAAACCAGAAGAACCACTATCTAAAGATGAAGAAAAGACATAATATGCTACTACAATTAATAATATAATAATAAAAACCATAGGGTTTAAAATGTAACTGTTTAAATAATTATACATATTTACTGGATCTGTTGTTGATGTTGTATTTACGACTTCCATTATAATATATAAATAGTTAAAATAATATATTATAATATAAAATTAAATATCTTAAGTTGTTTTCTTTCTGTAAAATAAAACATATGCTTTTGGTGATATTATAGACTCAATTAAACCCACTTCTGACACACTTGTATCGTTATAATGATACCACTTACCGTTAGCATTTTTTACATATGCTGTATAATGTCCTCCCATTACTCCACCACTATGATTGCAAACACCATAAAGTTCATATTTATATTTATCCTTTTTATATCCAATAACATATTCAGATAAATCTAAATTATCTAATGGGAATGAAATTAAAATTTGATTTTTTTGAAATCTAGCATTAAATCTTTTAAAGTCTATTACTAGAATATTTGGAAATGACCAAAATTGAATTTTTTTTCTAATATTTATTCTCTCTTTTGTTTCTGAGTTATACCATCCATTTTCTCCCTCTAATACCTCACCTTCAACATAAAGATTAAAACAATCAATCAAAGTTGGCGATTTATTATCAGCAGGGATTGGTAAATTTATCATGAAATATGGTTCAGGTGTTATATTTAATTGTTTTCCTGTTTCTAAACTAGATATTTCTGAAACATGAACCGCATAAAATAAGTTCCATATTTCTGAATATTCTTTTGAGTACATATTTTTTATCATTTCAAAACATTTTATAGCAACAGCATCTGTGTCATTTTCTGGTTTACCGGATATAGTCATTTTAATTTCTCTCGACAATGATGTGTGAAAACAGTCAATTAAAAACAACAAGAACTCTGGTAGATCATTTTGAGAATACCCTGTAAACATTTCCATGCCTTTTAATTGCGCAACTTTTTGAATTGTTTTTATAAATTTTCCCGGAGAGACAACACAATTTTCATTCCACATTATTTTTCTAAGATTATCCCACTCTAAAAGCAGAGCCGAGTCATATTTTTTTCTTAACTTATTTTTATACGTTTCATCTTCCAAAAAATTATTTAATTCGTATGTGTGTGATAGTACCTGTATACAAGAATTTATAAAACAAGTGTTCCCCAGATTTGCGAGACCACTTAATCCTTTATTTTGATATTTTTGAACGTTCATTAGTTATATCTATTAAATATAAGAATACATTTAAACAGATTTAATAATATATATAATATATGAATAGTATCCAAAGAACATACACTATCAGTAACGAACAACTGTTATTAATTGATATATTAAACACCATGTATAATGATAACTTAAGACAAATTACAAACTTAACTGACTCGAATCAACAAATCAGAAATTTAATCGTTCAAATACTTAATACAAATAATCTTCCAAGACGTAATAATAATATTTATAGAACCAATAGTAATAGTAATAATAATAGTAATAATAATAGTAATAGTAATAGTAATAATAATAGTAATAGTAATAGTAATAGTAATAGAAATACTTTTAGAGAGAATAATAACTCACGCGGAAATTTAAATAGAGTTTATTTAAATAATATACCTTATATCATTGATAATATTGAACATGTTAGAATCCCTATTAACAATAACTCAAGAAATATAAATTTAAATAATAATAACGATTTCTCTCGAGTATTACAAAGTTTCTTTGATCCTGTTGAAGTTTATCCTACTCAATCACAAATTGAAACAGCTACAAGACGTGTAAGATATTCTGATATTATTTCACCAAAAAACACATCATGTCCAATTTTATTAACTAATTTTAACGATAATGATATGGTTAGTGTTATCCGACATTGCGGTCACATATTTAATACAAATGAATTAAATACATGGTTTAGAAATCATTGTAATTGTCCTGTTTGTAGATATGATATTAGAGACGATAATTCAAATGCTTCTACCGCATTTTCTTCAGAAAATCAAAACGCTTCTAATAATACTTCTTCAAACACATCTACGCAGAATAATCGTTCAGAAAATACTTCTTCAAATCCAAACGTAGAGAGAAACAATTCATCAACCTTTGTTAGCAATATTTTTGATGCTTTTATAAATGAATATATTAATGAACGTGGACCAGAACTAATAAACTCTTTAAATTCTATTGATGCTTCAGGTAATGATGAATTTTCAGAACCATTAAGAATTTTTAGACAAATTAATAACAGAAATAATCGCTAATTTAATTTTTAACATGATATAAAGACATTTTATATTAAAATACAATGCCTAGAAGGTTTAAAAAAATAGAAAAAGCAATCGAAAAAATAATAGGAAAATCTGAAATAGAAAGTGTTTCAAGTAATGAAAATGAAAATGATATTATTGAAAATGAAAATGATGATGATGAATTAGAAAATATTGTACATAATTCAGATTTTATTGTAGAGAGAATTTATAATATATTTTCATATATACAAAATATAATTAAATTTATTTTTGGTGTATCTGGTATATATTTAGCATGGATATGCTTACATTATTTTGCCTCTCATTTATATGTAAAATTTTGTGTTCCAAAAACTGTAATGGGTTTTTTATTATCACCATTTATGACATCAACTCCACATTGTCATGGTCTTAGATGGGTCGTGTATAATGCCGCAAATATGATTAATAATATGTGGATTATATGTGGTACGTGGGTATGTTCTACTCTATTGAAAATTAACACATAGACACCACATGATATACCGTCCTAATATAATATAAATTAAAATATTATATTATCTAAAACTATTTAAAGATAATACAGGTATTATAGTATTATACAATGAACACAAATAAGAGAAATGGAAATAGATGGACTGTTAATGAGTTACTCTCCCTTCAAAGAGAGTACGAGCTTTTAGAATGGAATGTTCAACAAATTGCTGAAAAGCATCAAAGAACTGAAAGAGCAATTCTATTCAGATTGGAATCAGAAGGAATTATTACTTCATGGAATGCTGCTAGAGGTTTTGATATGGAATCATACAAGGCTTCAATTGAAGAGGATGTTGTTACTGAGGATTGTGACTGTAATGAGGAATCCTGTGTAGATGATGAGGAACAGGAGGAGGAGGAGGAAGTAGAGGATCAAGATTGCTGCGATGACGATGAGGAATATGTTGCTGATGAGGATGATGAAGAGGATGATGAAGAGGAGGATGAGGAAGATGAAGAGGACGCATCTGAAGTTGAGAAGCTTTCGGAGCGTGTTTGGAGTTTAGAGACTGCGGTTACTGATATTAAGGATATGGTTCAACATCTATTTAATAATTTGGTTTCATCAAATCAAAAAAAACGTAAGCCACTAAGAAATTCAACGGCTGAGCAGCATTAAAAAATAAGTTAACTTAACTTAACCTAATGTCATAAATTTAAAAATTATTTAATATAATAATTTTTAAAATACTTTTTTACATATTATTTACATTTATTTTTTTGTAAAATATTTTGTCAAGCTCTGAACTCCAGCTTTTTCATTATTAGTTTCTCTTAAATATTCATCAAATAATAATACCTTAATTTCTTTACACCGCATTGTTTCTAATTTATCTTCAAATTTTTCTGAATCAGTAACATATTCCTTTCTCAAACATTCTACATCTCTTTTAAACTGTTTAATCTTCGGTAATTTTTTCTGTATTGTCCAAATTTTTTCCAATACTAAAGCAAATATTTGTTGAACTGGTTTCATGATTTGGTTTGTAATATAGAATGAATAATCAATTTTCAAATTATTTTCAGTGATAAACGTAGGGGTCTCGATTTTTTCCCCTTGAAGTGCTTTACTATTATTTGTAACAATATATACAAACGGAATTCTGTCGCCAGAGCTTGGCTTATTTCCGGGATCACGAGCCGTAATTCTATCAGATAAAACCTTATGCGCAATTGATTTTGGATTTTTGTAACCAGAACGCAACGATTTTGTAATAATTAACTTTTCCATAGGATATTTTTCTTCAACAATATTTTGTAAACATCCTCTTAAGAAATCAATTGCTTCTTGGATATTTTGTTTTTTCATTAATATCTCAATAATACCTCCATAAATATCTTTAACAATTGGAGCATTATCTCTACGTTTTAAAGGGACTCCCATTTCATTTCTTTTACATTTTTCTGGATCTGATTCATATTTCATACCAATATATCTTTTTTTTGATAATAAACAGAATGGCATAAATGTTTTCTCATATTCAAAATCATGCGGTGACTTTAAGAATTTAGCTGATACTTCACCAACCTGCTGTGCTAGTTCAATTGTTATTTCAAGCGCTTTTTTACCGCGAATCGGAGTACCGTTCAACTCCTCTAGATTAAATGTATAAAACACTGAATCAGTATCCCCATAAATATATTCGGCGCGCGTTTTCACCTTGCCGTGATTTGTTGTATCACATATATTATTTCCATAACATTCTTCGACGATTCTTTTACCATATATCAGTAATTTTCGTCCAGTAGCAGTTGTACAAGCAGCAATATCTTTTTCATAAAATGTACTAGTTTTAGCACCGCATTGTCCATAAAGAGAGTTAGCTGTTACTTTATAACCAAGCTGACGCTGATCCAAAACATTTTTCATAAATTCATCAGTTTGTTGAGGAATCAATTTTCTAGTATCTTTTCTTGCCTTCAATAATTCTTTTAAAATAGAAGGCATAATACCTTCACCTTCTCCTAAATCAGATGGCTGAGCAAATCTACATAATTTATATCCATTTAAAATCTTTTCAGCAGCTGCCTTTGGATGTTTTCTTCTATAGACATAAGTATCATACTTTATATCTACATATGCGTAGTTAGGCAAATTATCGTAAATGAATTTTCCTGTTTCATCCTTTTCACCCCATTCTTCAATAAGGTTGCCGGCTAAATCGTACTCGAGTGTCCATACCTTACTATCATGTGATAAATTTTCACTAATCATTGAACTTGGATACAAAGACGCATAATCATTACAAGCAACAGGGTTATCCAAATATAAATCGCATTTTGGGTCTAAGACGATAGCGCCTTCAAAACCTTCATCAAGCCCACCTTTTTCAATAACCGGCATCAATGTTCTCTTTTCCCGGCATTTTTTGGCAACATAACTTGTTAGCTTAATGCCTTGACCTCTCATAACAAGAAAGTTAATTGGAACACTACAAATCTTTGCCATCTCAATAAAACCAGTGAGAATATCTGACTTATTAAATAAGTAATGAACTATATTACAATCCTGAATACAATATTTGGCGATTATAGATCTATCATCTGCCGTACCATTTGTCATTCTAAATATATCCTTAGGTGTAACATCATCCTTAGCTAAACACCATCTTACTTTTTTAGCGTTTAGATCAGGATTTACAATACCATTTATAGTAAACTTGCTCTTTTCTTTATCAACATCAGTCACTATAAACTTGGCACCATCTGCGTAATAATTTACTGAATGACCTATTTCTTCAAAGTGAACATAACTACCTACTAGAAGACCTGTCATGTTAGAAGTCTTTATTACAGTTTGGTCTGTTTTGTGTTCTAATTCTTTTATAAAATCTCCGATAAAATTGCCAGCAACATAATCTAACTTATATGAAATTAAATTTGCTTCACGCCGATAAAAGTTAAATAAATCAACTTGAAGACGACCATTCATTTTAATAAATTGAAAATCATGTTGACCACTAGCAATTTGAAGCGTACTTTCTTCAATTTTATATTTTCCAGTATCCTTATCTTTTGTAGCACAAATTTCATCTTTATTACGAGATAACTTTAAGAAATCCTCAACGCAATTATTTTCTTCTGCCCGCTTAAACATAAAGTTGTAATCAAAACCAAATATATTATAACCAATAACGATATCCGGATTTTCACGCTGAACTAATTGTTGCCAAGCTAATAATACCTCTCTTTCTGTACTATAAGATTCAACTACCGAATTCTCAATTGGCATTGGAGAACAGGTATTTAATACAATACAGTGATTAAAATGAGGATCCTTATTACCATAATTCATGAATGTTGAACCAATAAATGTACATTTATCGCCTTCCAATTTTGGAAACTTTGCATTTAATGAAACGTTTAATTCGACCAATTTACCTTCTCTTTCAAATTTCTTATCACAAATAATGTCAACAATTGTTGCCTTTTTATCGGTATATGATTTTATAAATTTATTGTCAAATTCATCTTCTTCTTCATCATTACCCATTTTTTCAAACATTTTTTCAATATTATTTGCGTCTGAGTAATTCTCGTCTGTTTTTAGATTTCTTACTTCAGCTGACAACCAGGTTTCAGTTAACCTCTGAACTTCTTCTTTTGAACCAGGATGTCTCTTTGGATAAACTAAATCAACTTGCTCCATATTTTCATAACCAAACGCAGCCAATATAATTCTTCTTAGAATATTTTTACATAGTTCTTTTGTCATATCCATTTTAAGATTTTCAAAATACTCAATAATATTAGTAGCTAGTTTTTTATAAGTCTTAATTGGCACCGGGAAATCGCCATGACTACTACTAGCTTCAATATCAAAACTCATGATTTTATAGGGTACTCGAGTTTCCTTATCATTTAAAGGAATTATATTTTTATAATTTGTTGTAAATTCAAAATCACAATTTACACTTTTATTTTCACTGCTATTTTCAACTACTTTCTTTTTTGGTATAGCAATCCATCCTGAAGGACTAATATCTCTAATATGAAAGAAACGTAGTAGAGGAGGAATATTTGATTCATATATTTTAATGTCTGTATCCTTCCATCTGTAACCATTTTTTGATAAAGAATACCCTCTTACATTATCATTAGAATACCAGAAATTTTTAACTTTATTAAATGCGCTCACGTTTGAAAATTCAATAAATATAAATTTATGTTCTTTTCCACCATCAAATCCGTATAATTTTTTTCTTTTAATAATTTTACACTCTGTAATTGAATCTTTGTAATATTTACCAACTTTATCTTTTAGGTGTGCTAGAAAATCTTCTTTCATCTGAATACTCCATTTATCGTTAACCAATAAATAAAAGAACGGACGAAATCCTTCTGTCGTAAGAGAATACGTTTTACCATTTTCATCAACACCAAATATTTGAATAACGAAACTGTTTGAATCTTTGTAAACATTTTGCTCATCGTCCGAAGATTCGTGCGATGAATCCTTACCATTATATACATTAAAATCTACGATTCTAAAAATGTGTTCCATTGTTAATTTGTTATATTAACTTATATTTATCTTGTTTAAAAATATTCAATTTTTATTTAAATTAAATTTAAATTAAATTTAAAATAAATTAAAATTATATAATAATTATGAAAACTAGAAATAAACGCAATTTAAAAAATAAAACAAAAAAAATTTTATATAATCCAAATAATCCTAAAAAATCATTTGATGTATATATTGATAAAAATCCAAAAGATACTATTCCTATAAAATATACAACTGTTAATGATGTTAAAGAAACAATAAAAAAATTGGAAAGTTTATATAAAAATAAAAAATATACACATAAAAGAATTTGGCAAGTTGGAATGATAATGAAAGTACGATTGGAAGTATTGAAAGACATAAAACCACAACAATATAAAATTTCAGAAAGATATTTTAAATTTCTAGGTGAGAGAACAAAATTAAGAAATCATGATAGATATAAATTTAATTTCAAAATATAATATACAATGAAACCAATAATATACTTATATATATCTTTATTAGTTATAGTATGCTTTTTAATTTATTATTTATATAATATAATGAGTAATAACCCAATTTACGCTATTGCTGTATTTAATGATAATATTAAAGGTACTGTTAAATTAACTGAAGATTTAGATAATAATCAAATTAAGATTGATTTAAATATTTCAGGATTAACCCCAAATTCTTTACACGGATTTCATGTTCACGAGGCTGGAGATCTAACTGATAAATGTACTAGTATGTGTGCTCACTTTAATCCTTACGGTAAAACACACGGATGTCCTGGTGTAACAGAAAGACATGTTGGCGATTTAGGTAATATAAAGACTAATAATAAAGGTGAAGCTAAGTATACATTTTATGATAATGTTATTAAACTTAGAGGAACTAAGTGTAATATTATTGGTAGAGGGTTAATTATTCATGAAGATGAAGATGATTGTGGTAAAGGCGGTAATGCTGAAAGTTTAAAAACTGGAAACGCTGGTAAGCGAATTGCTTGTGCTGTTATTGGTTTTTCAAAGGAAAACTTCACATAGAATTAGTTTTTTTCATAATATGCTGAGTATAAAAATGCCACTCCAACAAATAAAGCTAAATATGCTGTTATATATTTAACATCTTTTGTAGAAAAGATAGCTTTTTCTCCGACAACAAATTTAGAACCAATAAAACTACCCAATATTATAGTTAATAATAAAATAAAACCAAGTGAAAAATTTATTTGTTTTGATTTATAAAATTCATATGTAGAACCTATAGTTATTGGAAACAAATTTAAGAAAATAATAGTACCTAAATTGGATTTATAATCTCCAATTTTTAGTGCATCAAGTGCTAATAAAATTAAACCAGTCGGAGGAATCCCTGTTACACCTAAAAATAATCCACATAATAAACCTAATATTGATTCTATTAAAAACTGATTCATATATATATTAATACTATAATTAACTTAATATATATTATTTTTTGCGCCCATATTTACAGTGTTGTTTTTGAGAGAAACCTTTTGGTCTTTTACAATTAATACTACGTTTATATTTTAACGACCATTTACCGCCACGTTTTTTTCTAGTCCCGCCGTAAAGCCTTTTTTTATGTGTTTTGTGTCTTTTATGCGGTACATAATTTTCTTGTTCTGACTTAGATATATTTTGTTCACCACTTTTATGTTTTACCCATTCAACAAATGAATCAATTGTTCTATCTTTGTTACTAATATTACTATCTTCATAATTTTCTACTTCTTCACCCGATTTAGTTATAAATCTCATAGTCGGGAAACTTG